AAATCGAAGTGCTGAAAGAAAAAATCAATTTGATTGATAAAGACGGGACACAGTTTTCTCGCTCTCGGGATAATCAAAAAGGTCATGCGTAATGACAATTCCAGGCATCAACACCGATGTTGGCGGCGGCCTCACTCCTATTGCCGCCAACTCGCTTCTCGGTAACGATACCAACTCAACGGCAGTTCCCGCTGCTATCCCGTTTGGGGATGTACCGGCGTTGATTGGCGTGCCGACCAATGCTGAGCTAACCGCAGCACTGGTCACGAAAGTTGATACGACAGACTCTAGGCTATCTGATGCCCGTGAATGGATCGCCGCAACGATCTCTCAAGCTGAAGCTGAGGCAGGTGTAGCAACAGATCGACGAGCCTTTACAGCGGAGCGAGTTAGACAAGCAATTAGAGTCACTCCGGATTTTAATCCGACGGGAAATTTGTTCACAATAGGCACAACTACAAATGCGCAAAGACTCCGATTGAGGAGACGCTTTGCCGGGGCCGGTGACTTTTCGCAGCTATCAATTGATTTCTCCGGCGATAATTGTCGGATTCAAACACAACAAGCAGGAAACGCACCGAATCCGTTAGTGTTGGGAACAAACGGTACAGATCGAGTATTCGTTCACGGCTTGAACAATTGGGTTGGTATTGGCGGTGCGCCAACTACTCGCCCCTTAGAGATCTTTGCTAGTACGGCTGGATTTCGGTTGCAGGTAAACTCGGCGGTTTCTCCACCGGTGTACTCGGAGATTGCTCGTACTTTTGATTTGCTAACATGGCAGGATTCGACAAGTCCGTTTAACACGTTTACTGATTTAGTTGCTAACTCGAACCAGTTTAACGCTCATAGCATTCGATTTTTTGTCCACAACAATGGCACCTCAGCCCCGATCTTGTGCTCGACAATGCACTCTACGGGGCGAGTATCTATCGGCAACACAACCGACGATGGTACAAGCCGATTATTAGTTACGGGGCAACTTAGAACAGACGGAGCGTTACAAGCGTTTTCGCTCGAGACTCGTAACGGCACAACACCGACTAGCGTAACAATTCAAAACACTTGGACTAGCAGCACAAACCGAGAAACCGGTTTTGTGCGGTGGGTTTCTAACATATTGCAGATCGGCACCGAAAAGGGTAGCGGTGGTGGTCTTGCGAGAGCGTTAGAGTTTCAGACTGATGGCGTCACACGAGTAATAATTGGCGCAGCAGGTGGTTTTACATGGTCTCCGTTTACCTCGACAGCAACACTTGCGACAAACCAACAAGCCACGATTGAGTTTACTAGCAATACAGCCGGGAACATCGTCTATCGGGGCAGCGATGGAGTCACAAGACGATTTGCTTTCACACTTTCATAATGAGGTTACTATGTTATTTTTAGATCAACCAGTTATTGTCGAGCCAACCCCAGCTAAGACTTACCCGATTGTCTGGATTTACAATCTGACAATTAGAGCACACGATCCAACGGGTGAAGGCAGTCTCACACTAGAGTTACTGCCTATGTCCGAAGATCGAGAGCTATACTTTCCTTCAGCAGTACAGCTATCCACAGACGAACTATATCGAGCAATCGAAGAAGTACCAGAACTTGCCCAAGCATTTGGGGCAATCCTGGCAGCGGTGAAGCCGTTCCAAAATTGGATCATGCAACAGCAACAATCTACACCGGAGGAAAACGAAAATGTTGAAAATTGAGATTACAGAACAAGAGCAAAAATTACTTATCGAATCGCTAGATTTAGCCGTGAGGCATTCGCAATCTACTTTAGTGGCGGCCAGTCAATTGCTACCATTGGCGGCTAAGATCCAAGCAGCAACAACGGTGGAGCCAGTCGAACCCAAGGCATGATTTGCAAAACGCGGGGCTGATTTCACCATGAACGTGTCGCTCACAAGACAACCCGGCCAGACGATCTACGCTTATCCGGATGGGTATTCGTTGGCCGACTGGATAACGCACAGAGTTCAGTTGGTTGAGCAATCTGCACCGAATCTAGGCAGATATCAAGCAGCTCTGGACGAGTCGAAAAGTACTCTATGGCGATTCTTTGAGGGGGCGGGTCAGCCAGCAAACTGGAATGAGGCCAAGGGTTTTTTTAATTTGTCTTCTGGGTCTGCGAACATAACAGTGGAGGACCGTAGCATTACGGTGCAATAATGTATCGAATAGTCCGTAAAGTTTTTAAGGTAGACGGGTCTCCAACTGACGTTACGTCAGCAGTTCTTTCCGATCCTACAGAAACATTCGGAGTGAAACGCAATGACACAAATGATGTGATTGCTGCTAACAACACTGCAATGACTAGGGTCTCTGAAGGAACTTATGAATATCAGTTTGCTGACACGATAGGCGTTTCTTACACCGCTTACGTTAAATTTGTTTATCAAAACGCGACATACCGTTTTGAAGTAGATTTTTCTCCCAGAATGTCTGTTGGAGGAATGGCGTTTAGCTATTCAAGTCTTTTAGAAAGAGTTGGGCATTATCTTTTTGGGATTCGAGATGGATTTAGTACAGACCAGTTGTCAGACATAAATGATTGCATTAGAGATGGTTTGCATAGAGTCTATTCGTCTCATAATTGGTCGTTTTTTCGTCCTTTGGTGGATGTGACTACAACCCAGCCTTATTCGACCGGAACAGTGACCGTCGCATCGGGAGTTGTAACTTTGACGGGAGGGGTTTTTCCTGCATGGGCATCCGGTGCAGTGATTAAGATAGGAGGCAGGTATTATCACGTAAAAACAAGGGACAACAACACGCAAATTACGTTACAAGATAATTCTGTAACCATTGCTGACGCCAATAATTTTCAACTATCTAAGCCAGAAGTTGAGCTTGATGCTGCTTTTGAAAGCGTGGCAAACGACAGTGATCTTACTTATTATCCAGAATCGAACAGGTGGTACAAATCTGTTGAGCAAAGGCACGATGCAACAATCAGGAAGCTGCTGGAAAGCAATCCAGAGTTTAACAGGCCATGTTTTTACAGTGTCAGAACAACTCGGTTTGATCCTAATGTTGGAAGCAGGAAAGTTTTGGCGTTCTATCCTTTACCTGACAAGGAATACGTTTTAAGAGTTCCGATGATTTTAAGGCCAACAATGATAGACGAGTCCAATCCTTATCCAATTGGCGGCGAATTGTTGAGCCAGACAATTTTAGAGGCTTGCCTAGCAGCAGCGGAGCATAATTTTGAGGAAAGAGAGCATGTCCACGAAAAGAGATACCAGGAAATGATCGCGTTGGCGATAAAAAATGACCAAGAAAGAAGTTCACCGAAATCGCTTGGTCCAGATGCTCCATTTGGCGAGCGTGCAAGGTTTAGCGTTTTTGATTATGATTACAGGCTGCGAGAACAGCGCATAGGCCAGATAATTTTTGATGGGGAATCATTATGACAAATCAAGCCTACAGTATTTCTCTGAATTCTGTATCGGTTGCGACAAACGTGGTTAACAGTACAACCATTGAGTTTAGAGATTTTCAAAATGGCATGGTTTTCGTTCCTAGTGGATCGGCTATTACGAGTCTGACTTGGCTTACTGCTCTAAATAAGGATGGTCCGTATTTAGCGGCTTTTAGCGCAAATGGATCGGCAATTGTTCAGACGGTTGCTGCTGGTCAGGCGCATCCGATTCCATTGGATCTTCGCGGTTCAAGATTTTTAAGAATCGTTGGCAATGTAGCTGGCGAAGTTAGCGTTACTTTGAAAGATTAACTTGAAGGAGTGTGCGGTATGTCGCATCGAATTTTGGCTGATATGTTAAATGCGTTTTCTGTTCAAGGCGCAGGAACGGTTTCTCTCAGTGCTACTTCGTCTGGCGTTCAAATTCCAGACGAGCGATTTATAATGATCGTTCAGCCAGTCTGGGGAAATGTTAATAATGTGTTGGTTCTTCCTCCTCCGGTCCCTGGGCGAATCGTGATTATCGCGGGGGCAGCGACAGGCGGAAGGATTCGGAGTAGCAATGCAACGTCTATTGGTATTAACGGCGGAACAGGCGTAAACGCTTCTTCGGCCATTGCTGCTAACATGATGGCCGTTTTGATTTGCGAAAGCGCAACCAACTGGAAAGGCTTGACAATTGCATCTAACGGTGCCGTTGCCGGTGTTCCAGTAGCAGCGCCATAATTTGAGCATGGCGAACAAAGAGATTGTTTTTCCTTCTGGTGTGAGTAGACGTGTGGCCTTTCGGCAAGAGGCTGGTAGGCGAGATCGTTATTTTGCACCTTGGGCGCTCAATGTTCGCTTGGAAGATTTTACTGGCAGGCTGCGAGGTGGATCATGGTCACCTACAGCGGTTTTGCCTGGAGCAGCAACGCAAAATCGGTATTTAACGGATGGGAATGGTAATCGAATTACCGACTCAGACGGGAATCACATTTTGGTTGGCGTCGATGTTGTGGCCAACAGAAGTGGCGGCGTTGAGTTTGTTGATCCAGGAGAAGACGCACCAGAAAGTCATCCAGCGCAGTGTTTGTATCGCGCACGGTTAATTCGGCCTTCAGGCGGATTGATATTTGCAAGTCGGCAAGGCGATTACAAAGACTGGGATTTGAGTGTTGATATTAGTGATGCAGGCAGGGCTTATGTCATTCAATTGGCTGAAGCGGGCGAGATAGGTGCTGACGTGGTGTCACTAATTCCACACAAAGACGCATACATGATGGCAGCGACAAGCAACTCTCTTTGGGTAATTCAGGGTGATCCTACGGCAGACGGAACACTCAGAAACATTTCAAGAGAAGTTGGGATGGTAGGTGCTAAAGCATGGTGTCGAGACCATCTTGATCGCTACTATTTTTTGTCGTCGCACGGTTTGTACACCGTATCAGCTTCGGGCGAAGGGCTTCAAGCGATTTCTGAGAACGTAATACCAGAACATTTAACTGGAGTGAACAATACCAATACAGTGCTTCAGTACGATCACGAAACAAGGGGTGTGTATATTCATATTCCAGACGCGGAAGTTTCTTGGTTGTTTGATACGGAACGACAAGGTTTTTGGCCTTTCAAAGTAGGGTACTCAGGGTCTCATGTTGCTATAGGGCCGATAGCTTTAGGTGACGGCGCGACTTTTGGAAGGCTGACGCAAATACATGGCGTTCTTGCTCAGGGATCAGTAAATGTCACTTGGCGAATTTTGGTTGCTGACACAGCAGAGCAAGTAGCGGAAAACGCCAAAGCAGCGATAGAATCTCTGGTTGACGGTAACACGCCAACTGGTATTCAGGGAATGGGTGTCTGGACTGGAACAGGAGCTAACCATAGGTCTTATCCTAGAGCTAGGGGTAAATTTATGGTCCTTTTGCTGTCTGCTAATAGTGGGAATTGGGCCTGGGAAGGCGCGCGTTGTTTCATTGAACCAAGTGGAAGGTGGCGGTAACCATGCCTGACATTAGTTTTGAAGACTGGATGAACAGCCTTGCTGTTGATGTATTGACAGGTCCAGAAAAATTGCCGTTGCTTGATGTTTCGACTTCTAAACATGCAACGGCAGCTTTGATAGCAGCATTTGCAATAGATAAG